GTGGAAGTTATAACACCTACGTTGCTTTTGATAGTTTAAATCGTGCTATTTCTGTTGCTGGTGAAATTATTAATCAAATGATCCCATCTATCTATGATACCGAACGAACCGTCATGCTAACTATGCCAGATGTTGGTGTTCCAAAACCTGTTCAGCTTAACCAATCAGGTGATGATTATGGCTCACAAGTTACAAATGATATGACAGAAGGTCATTATAAAATACGCTTATTGCCCGGGCCAAATAGTGAAGGCCAACGACAAGAGGCGTTAGAATCATTGCAAATTGTTCTCCAAGCGAATCCTCAACTATTTAACATGATTGCTGACCTGTACGCTGAAAACTTGCCACTGAAAAATAACATTAACTTGCGTAACCGATTAAGAACACTTGTGCCGCCTGAGATTATTCAAGCTGGCAAGACTGGTAAAACACCACCTCAACAAGACCAAGGACCAACGCCTGAAGAGCAAGCTATGCAAGCTCAAATGCAACTTAAGCAACAAGAGTTACAACTCAAAATGCAAGATTTGCAATTGAAACAACAAAAACTCGCGGCTGATACAGAGATGGATAAAATTACCATACTTCAAAAATGGCAAGAACTTGAAAATGAACGCCTTGAAGCAGCCGCCAAACTTGAAGAAACACAATTAAGGTATCAAGCTGAAACGCATCGAACCACTGCTGATGTGAATATCGAGCATGCTAAGAACATAACCAATATTTTAACCCACCTGCCACCAAGAGGATGATGTATGAGTGATTTAGATGCGCTGATTGACCAAGCTCCAGAAGCGCCACAAGAGAATGTTTCACGTGAAACATCTACGCCTGAACCTGTGGAGCCTGAATCTGTAGAGCTCACGGACGCACAGGAGGATTCGTCATCAGAACCTAATGAATCAGATGAGTATGGCAACGAAGTACCTAAGGAAGAGAAAACATACACACAAGCTCAAGTTGAGGCCATGATACGTGATCGTATTAGCCGCGTTAAGCAGCCACAAAATGAACAGCCACAACAGAATCAAGAAACGCCCAAAGATTTCAAATACGATGAAGACAGTAATAAATCATGGGAACAACAACTTGAAAACTTTATGGATGGTTGGGCTAGCAAGCGTGAACAAAAGAAGCAAGAACAAGAATGGCAAAAGGCAGAGCAAACAAAGCAAACCGAGTTTGAGGGCAAATTTAATTCAGGCATGGCTAAATATCGTGACTTTAATGACGTTGTTGCTAACCAGCCTATTGACGATCATATGCTCATGGCTACACGTGGCATGAAAGATCCAGCCGCATTCCTCTACGCTGCTGCTAAAAAACAACCGGCTGAATTACAACGTATTGCACAGATTGCCGACCCTTACGCAAAAATGATGGAAGTTGGCCGACTGGATGAACGTATGAAAAAACACCGTGAAAGTACCAGTAAAGCACCTAAGCCAGCAACTCAAACAAAAGGTGACTCAATAGGACGTGCAGAACCACGAAGCTTAGATGATAAAATCAGACAATATGCCGAAAAGAATCTAAGAGGTCGTTAAGTATTGGCGTGCTTTTCAAGGTAGGCTATGGCTGATTTCAGTTTTTCTATTGAATGATCCATAGCCCCTATTTAAAATTCAAGCCAACCAGATAAGGTGTCTAGTGTTCGGGAGCTACCCTAGGCTTGAATAAGTATTATATCATGTTGATAGAAATAGTCATAAAAGTTATAATGTTAATACAGGTGTGCGCATTATTAGACGGATATCAATAACCTTGGCTCCCGTCAACCTAGGAACATGCTTCTCCGCCTGGGCAAGAAAGTAAAAAAAAACTTAACCTTTTTTGTTCAATTTATGGAGAATCTGCATGGCTACTAACCAGTTTGAAACCACACAGTACATCTTAGACGAGTGGATGATTCGATTCGTCAACTATTTAAATTTTGCTAAACTTGCCGATCGTAAACTTGAAGGTGACTTCAAAAACTTACGTTTTGCTACCGGTCAAACCTTGAACTACCGTCTTGAAGAGCGCTATCTTTCACAGCGTGGTGCGACAGCAAGCCCACAAGCGCGTACTCAGATCATCCGTCCGTTAACTATCGATACACAGTTCCACACCATGGTGAGTTTCACCGGCATGGAATTAACATTCGACCGCGCAACTGATGCACCTTATCTTGATGAGATGTTGAAACCACGTGCTAAAGTTATGGCGAATGATGTTGAGAAATTCATTGCTAATGAGAATTTCCAGAAGAAAACATACCAAGCAACCGGCACACCTGGTGTTCCAATTACGTTCCGTACGGTAGCTGATACAGATGCTTACATGACTGCACTTGCTATTCCAGAAGATGGCGAGCGTTATTTTGCTAACGATCCATTTGTATCCGCAGCACTTGCTGATGACTTAAAAGCAGTCTTCAACATGACCGTTAACCGTAGCGCATTACTTGATGGATTCATTGGTCACTTGTCAGGTTTTGATTTCTTTAAAACTAACTTCTTGCAACGTCAAATCGCTGGTGTGGGTGAATCAGGTGGCTCGCCACCTTCAGGCTTTAAACTTGGTGGAACAGTTGTTGGTCCCGTATCAAGTGGTAGCAGCTTGTCATTAACCGGTTTAGTAGCTTCTGATGTTGTGTTTAAAGAAGGCGACAGCATTGAGATTAGTGAAGATGACGGTGTATTCATGGTTAATCCATTAATCCAAGGCTCTTCTATCCGCTCTCAACGTGCCCAGTTTGTCGTAACGGCTAATGTAACTTCTGATGGCGCTGGTGCAGCTACTGTGCCTGTTAGTCCTGAGATTATCGTTTCTGGCCCACGTCGAAACATAAGTGCTGTCATTCCTAACGGTGCGCAAGTATTGTTGGCTAATGACCATAACGTTTCAATCGCTTACCACAAACAAGCCGTTGTGTTTGCTGCTCCAGCGATTAAAGAGTTGGTCGGTGGTGTTGAAGCTTCAACAAGTATGAGTGACAAATACAAAATGTCTGTTACCCATACCTTAGGTGCTGATATCTATAACTACAAGCAATTGGATAGACTTGATATGCTTGGTGGTGTAGCAATTAACCCTGAGTTTGCTGTTCGTGTCCGCTCATAGTGAACTATGCCCCTCCAACGAGGGGCAGTTTCTTTACCGTGGAAGGTGGGTTGATAAAACCCATTTTAGAGCGCGTGTTTACGGCGTTGATATGCGTATGGTTGCTGATAGTTACGAAGATTATTTAGCTTTGATTGCTACCGGCGTATGGTTTGACGAACCCCCAAAAAAAGAGGTGAAACATGCCACAGCCAAGCCAAAGCGTAAAAAAGTTTGTAAGTGATGCTTATAAACTTGTAAGCTCAAGTGGATCGACCGTACCCCTTCATGGAAGTGATTTATCTGATGGTATCCAATACCTCAATGAATTGCTGCAACACTATTCCGCAACAGGTTTATTGTTAACCGTAGATAGAACCACAAGCAAGGTCATAACGACCGGTGAAGGCACGCTAACGATTGGTGCGGCTGACTATACCCCAACACCTGATATCATCGAGGGAAGGCTTTCTATGCTGTCAAATGCATGGGTAGAGCTAGAAGGTGTCACCTATCCATTAAGATCGATAACGCCATCCGAATTCGATTCATCATATAAATATTTGCCCTTGGAAGGATTGCCCACCTACATCATTGTAGACCAGGGAACAAACGTCACTAACATCCGTATTTTTCCTGCTCCAAGCCAAGAATTCACTTTATACATTCGTGGTAAATTCCAAGTGGCAGTATTTATATCCACGGATACCATGGAATCCTTGCCAGAATATTACATGAGATACCTTAAATTTGCCTTGGCCAGTGATTTAGCTGACTACAAAGGGCGCTCCGAAGCATGGACTCCTAAGCTTGAAGAAAAGCTAAAAGAAACCCGTAGTGATATGTATGCTGCAAGTGATTACAGTTTAGATGTTTCTACCGGTGACGATGGTCTTATGCCCAATGGGGCGTTTAGAGTTATCTCAGGAATTTAGTTACAAGGAAAATATTATGCCTATTGAGCAGTTACCTATTGTAACTAAATATGACGTTGCCAGGTTCAAGCAGTTTAATCCTCAAGATGCTGCCAATTGGTATCAAGTGCAATCTGAAACAGGCAAGCGCCCTATTGCGTCCTATCCTGTATGGGGTAGAAAGCATGTGCGCGTAGCTAATAAAAACCGGCTTATTTATGACAATGAACCACGAGCCATTTTTAAAAGCATTGATTATACATATATTGTTGTAGACTCTAATGTCTATCAGATTGATAGCAACTTTAATTCGCGCCAGTTATCGAGTCCTGACTTTAACCGCTCGACGGGTGAGTTATACACGGATTTCTTGGTATTTGCT